CAATAATATTTTGACCAACATTAATACCAGTAGTTGAAGAAATTCCAGTAATCGTTGCTGTCCATGGACCAGTACCAGTAATACTACCAACTGTTGCATTACCGTAACTTCCGTTACTCATTGTAATAGAAGTCACACCAGCAAACGAAGTTGTGGTATCACCAACTTGAGCTGCAGTAGAACCGATTGTTAATGCAGAAGTAACCCAAGATGGAGCAGTAGAAGCACCAGTAGAACGAAGAACATACCCTGAAGTTCCTGGAGCAATAAATCCAGTAGTATTAGTATCTTGTTGATAAACTAGATAACCAGCAGAACCACCTGCAATGTTTGTGGCAGTGGTAGCAGTTGTTGCAGTACCAGTAGAAAGAGCAGAAGCACTAACCCAAGTTGGACCACTTGTACCACCAGAAGTTAAAACTTGACCAGAAGTACCAGCCAATGACAAAGCCATTGCTGAACCAGTTGTATAAACAATAGCACCTGCTACACCAGTAAGAGCAGCACCAGTACCACCATAACCCAAACCAATAGCGTTACCATTCCACACGGAACTGGTAGACATAGTTTTGTTTGTAAATGTTTGAGTCGCTGTAAGAGTTGGAACTTGTTTACCACCTGCAGTCGTACCATCATGTATTCTAATTGTATATACATCGGTATCAATTGTAAGTTCACCCTGTGCGCCAGTGAACGCATTATTTTGTGAGGTAGTTCCTCGTCTAAACTGTACTTGGGTTGCCATTTAAAAATTCCTCTATTTTTGTATATTTATGCCTGCGCTTCTGACCAGAATAAGTTTACACTGACAGTTGCGGAAGATGATGACAGATTTTTAACTACAATTGCCAATACATCGGGACCATCTGGGAAGTTGCCATAACCACCAATGGCTGAATTTGATAATTCTTTCAAACTAGATAAATCAATTTCAGCAAAACCATTTTGCTGTCCCAATGTTGAAAAAATCTGCTCACCTGGAGTTGCAGTAGTTGTAACAGTAGTTGAAACTTGAGCAAACGATGGTTGAGAACCTAACGCTGTTGTATTAACAGATTGCCAAGTTAAATCTACTGCAGAATCAATATTTCCTGGATTTAAAATACCATAAACTTGTACGGCTTGGTCAGATTGAACTTGTAATTTTTGTAGCAGTAACTGAGAACGATTTAATAAATCTCTATCTCCAAGAGTTCCTGAAATTGAATTAGAAACTGATGGTGCCAATCTAATAAAGAAAACAGATTTAGATTGCGTAGAAGTTAATGAGTTACTCAATGCTGGATATGAGAAGTAGTAACCACGATCTGTATCGAATCCACCATCCATAATATAAGATGAACCCCAGTGGTTTAGAGTTGGTGCAGCAGTACAACTAATAAGAATAACAGAAGTATGTCCGTTACCTGCTGCATGACTTGCTGCAGACCCACCACTAAATGTTCTATTAACACCACCAACGAATTGTATAAAAGATGCACCACGAGTGCAACCAGTTAATGAGTTTGTTCCAGTGTTCACACCAGTAAATGTGACACATTCGTTTTCAATCAGAACAGTACCACCATTGACTGGGAATCTAGAAACATTAGTGACTGGAATTGTTGTGACAGAACTATTAATTGAAGAAGCCAATTCTCCAATCACAGATTCGTTAATAGTTTGATAACGAACAGCAGTATTACCTGAACGCATGTATGCTTCATCGTTAATATTATTTTGTTTCATGCGGTGTGCAAGAATCATATTACCATCTGCACCACGACACATAAAGTCAATAAAACCAGCACCATACCATGAGAAAGAAATTCCCATCATTTGCATTTTATTCAGATTAATATTATAACCTGAAATACCAGTTCCGTCTAGAGCATCAATATTAAATTGAGTTTGTGGAATACGATAATCAATAACAGTGGCTAATTTAATACCAGTTGAAGTATTGACACCACGATAAGCAGGGTTAATCGTCATGTTGTTATCGTCTGCAATAGAACCTACCATGTAAGTCATACCACGAATGACGATACGATCTCCAACTTTTAACTGTTGAGTAAAACGACCAGAGGTAGCAACTACTGTTTGAGATCCTGGAGTCACTGTACAGAAACCAGAAATTTGATATGTGGAAGATCGTTTAACGACTGCCAATTCTTTTCCGTCAAATTCCCAGAATAATCCGTTTTGATCATCAAACGCACCCATACGAACGGATGCACCATGCCAATTTTTAAGAGTAACACGAGGTAGATTAGTAACAACTGCACTGGCTGAACCAAGAGCACCAGCAGCAACCACAGTGAATGTATTTTCACTTGTGATAGTATTAATACCATATGTTCCGTTATATCCAGATGTAACTACACCTGCAATTTCAACAGTGGCTCCAACTTGAAGACCATGGTCTAATTCAGTTGTTACTGTGATAAGAGAACCTGCAGTAGTTGCTGCAGCAGAAATTTGGTCAAGGTTCATAACAGGGTTAAACAAAACACCTGAAGTCCAAAGAACACCTTTACCTGATTGATAACGCATGTACTTTTTAGTTTGACGAGAAATTGATGCTCCATGCGAAGGTAAGAAGTTACCTAACTGAACACCACCATCAAATGGACGATGTAAAACGAATGCATCAGAACGAGTATACATGGTGCTGGTAATTCCACTATTTTGAACTATACCACCAACACGAGCAGTAAATGTAAATGTAGTTGTAGATGGAACTGACTCCGCAAAAAAGTTACCTGTTAGTAATCCATGGTTTGTTCCACTTGAAGAAACAATACCTACTAACGGAGCACCTGGAACTAAACCATGATTGGCGGAGCAAGTGACAGTAATTACTGATGGATTTGCTCCATTAGATGTCATAGATGAAATTGGTAAATTAGAACCAGTATAGAAACCACCACGACGACCATATGTTGAACTACCATAAATTGATAGTGCGTTTGTTCCAACAATACCTTTAGCAAAATATGTAAATGTGGTAGAAGTTGGAACAGAAGCGATAACGAAAGCACCTTCTGCTCGAGCATAGTTAGAAGTGCCAGTTAAACCAAACATAATAACTGGATCTGCCACATCTAGTCCGTGTGGTGCAGAAGTAGTTACAGTAATTGTTGATGGTGATGCACCATTGGTAGTAACATCAGAAAGGAATAAGTCTAATCCAGGTTTTTCATAAATTCCTGGAATGTTTCTAATCTCGGCATAGTTCTGCCACTTTGTTGGTTGTAATCCATATTCAAAGTCAGCATCAATAAGTGACTGTGGATTGGCAACACGCATTCTTTCAATAGCATCAACACCCATAAAGTATGGACGAACAATGTTACCTATTTGTTTTGGAGCATCAGTATAGATAGCAATCTTGTCATTGGCTGACATCGTTGAAGTATCATATGTAAATGTTACTGTAGTAACACCCACTTGTTCTGTATAGAAACCAGCATCTTCAGATGCGCTATAAACAACAGTACCACCACGAGTTGGATCACCAATAGCGTAAATATTATTCTGCGATGTTTTATTCGCAATAATCAACAGTTGTGTTGCATCACACTTTCCAGGAAATTTTACATATCCAGAATTAGCAACATTCGGAGAGAAAATATATTTTTCAACTAATTGGCGAGCCATTTTATTCCTTTAGAATCCAAAAATAATCGAGTAGCCGATATAGTCAGCTTTAACCGATTGATCAATATTTGATAACGAAACGATACCATCAAGTTTTAATTGACCCATATCGTAAATAAGAGAAGCAACATCAGTGATTGACCCAAGATCTTCTGTTGCAGAAAGAATTAAATCTGTAACAGACCCTAGATCTGATTGTGCATTTGTTGCAAACACAGCAGAAGCAATAACTGCATCAGATGCAGCATTAATCCAAGCAGAGCCAGAAAATTTAAGAACTTGTCCTGTTGTGGCAGAACTAATAGTCACATCTGTTAAACTGTCTAGTGTGGAAACATCTTTAGTTATCCACTGAAGACCAGATCCTGTTGATGCCAGAACTTGTCCATTAGTACCTACACCACCACCAGCAGTTAATGTGCCAGTAATTACAGGAGATGCTAGGGTTTTATTTGAGAGGGTTTGTGTGCCAGCTAATGTGGCAACAGTAACAATGGAAGCAGTTCCACTGTCTTTTTTGAAGAATAGGTTACCATCGTATGTGTTGAGTGCTAACTCTCCAAGCGCAAGATCGCCTGTGGTTGGATTTCTGCCTGTAACGGCACTTCGTTTGAGAACGACTGTGTTAGCCATAATAACCTATTCTATGTAGAATTAAAACAACCAGTATATACTGGGGTGGGAATTACACCCACCAAGTATTTAGTTCAAATTAATAAGT